AGTATCACTAGGAGATTGCTCGGTTAAATCTTCTTCAGCTCCACCTAATTGAGACGAAGTGTATTGATAAATACCATCACTATTTTGAGATATAGCAAAAGGATTTGAGGTTTTACCAGTTGGATATAAAATTCTTTCTATACCATTGGTATCTACTCTGACTATTTTAACATAATTGACATAGTCTTGAGGTAACACCATTACTAGTGTTGAAGGTACTTCTATTTCTTGTGATTTTACAGAACGAAAAACATCGTATGAAAGTTCTTGTATAGCTCTCATAGCATGAAATTGCACGTCAGTTCTATTTATTTTAGTTATCAATTTGTTTTCTCCAACATAAGATATAATAAAACCATTTATTATATTTTGCAATGTTATAAATTGATAGTTACCATAACCAGCTGGCGTATTATAATATGAATTTTGAGTTGTTCCGTCTAGTAATCCCATAGTTAATCGTTTTGTGATTGTTTAGTACCACCTCCATCTTGCGCGGCAACTTGTATTAGTTCTTGTTTTTGTATAGTTATACCTGCTAACATAAGTATTCTAGTTACAAGCATTTCTTCTTCAGAATCGTGCAGTGTAAAATCTCTACTAAGACTTTGGTTGTACAGTGCTTTTCCTCTAACAACTACATATGCCCAATTAGGGGATCTTGGCCTTTTATAATAATCTAAAATATAATCTGTTTGCACCAGTGGAGTAGGATGTACCTCTATTATTCTACCTCTTCTTCTTACATAAACAGATCTATTTATAGTTGCTCTAGTTAGTGGGTTAGATTCTGTATATAGTATTTCTCTTTCACTCATTTCAGTAACTTCTCCCTCTGTTCTTGACAAATTGTTTATATAATATAAATCAGTAGGTAATGTCATGGCATTAGAAAACACACCGTCTACTTCTACTTGAGTAAACGTTTGAAGAGTTTTAAACGGCTGAAGTTTTTCGGACAACATGTCCATTTCATCAGCATGTGTCATGTCTGTTTCGGTTTTGTGATACGCTGTTTTAGCATCATGAAAGTAACCATCAAATAATTCCATTTGAGCTTTATCAGCAAACAAATTAAACTCTTGTGGTGTTATATAACCTCTTTGTTCTTTGTTAGCTAAAGCTAAAACTTTTTGATATACTGTATCTATACTTATTGCCATTTTTATTATTTTTTATAAGGAAACCTATGATTAAGCCATTGCTTTCGTTTTTTACATCCACAATCTTTTTTAGTGCCAAAAGCTTTATTAGCACTATCCATTGCTATTTCTGTTAATGATTTTATACCAGTAGCTTTGGTGAATTTTTCAATAGAGTCTCCAAGTCCTTTTGATTCATTCATAATATAATATATTTTACTATTATATAGTTACATAATAAAGCGAAAGGTTAGCCCTAAATAAAAATAGCCACTCAAAATGAGCGGCTATTAATATTAGCTAAAAGATATTAATTTAATCTTTTTTCTATGTTTGAAAATATTTCCATACCTTCGTCTGTTTTAAACCAAGCAGCTAACGCTGAATATGGATGCTCATCAAATGGAACAGTCATTAGTTTCCTATTATTAGAAGCCCACACAAAATAACGTTGATCACTTGATAGTTTTAATATTCCAGCTTCTACAGCTTTAATACCAAAGTTTCTAAGCATAACGTTTTCATCACCTACTAATTCTAAAAATAATTTAGGATTTCTTTTAGCATATAATAGTATATCACGTTTGATTTCCTTAGAACTCATGTTAGATACTCCAGAACCAACTTCTACTCTCAATACAGCTTCTGCCATTTCAATGTCTAGATCACGTGCCGCAATTAATGCGTCTACCTCGTATTCTAATATATCTATTTGATTTTCTGCTATAACTTCCGGTTTCCACTCATAGTATGATATGTCAGATTCTGGATGATATAAAGAAAGTAATTTTTGCAAAACTGTTTTTTCTCTTCCAACATGTAGCGCTCCATTTCTAAAAATTATATGTGATAGTCTTTGATCACCTTTCATTTCATCAACAAATGTTGTTTTTTGGTTTTCACAATACTTTAATTCTCTTTCATAACCTTTTTCTTCATCAAACCAATATATGTTAGCTGATCTAATCATTCTTGATAAAGGTTTTTTATCACCTTTTAAATAGTAAACTCTATCTTTTATTTCCCACTTGTCTTTCTTAGATTCGGGTTTAACTTCCTTTTTAATTTTAGGAGTTTCAACCACCGGTTTTTCCATAACAACCGTTTCTTCTACTTGAGGTACTTCCACCTCAACTTTTGTTTCTTTTTTCTTTGCCATAATATAATATAATAAAAATTAATAAAAAATAGAGGCAGCAATTAAGCTGCCCCTATATTTAAAGTAAATACTACTTCATTAACATAAAGTTGTTTGCACCTTGTGTGATCAAACATCTTTCTGATAAGAAGTGCATTTGCATTGCATCAAGCGCTGACGTAGCAGCACCAACAGAACCAGTAGTCCAAGTTTTCATCTTTCTATTGTCAGTTGCAGAAGCTCTGTATCTAACGTGTAAGAAAGGTCTTTTCATGTTCTTGCCTAGTTGTTGGTCGTAAACTGAAGATGTTCCAGCTGGAACTATCACTCCACGAATAGCAGCTGATGTAGCAGCAGCATTAATTCCACCTCTTGTAGCCTTGTCATTTAAGTATCTAAAGTCAGACTTGTAGAAGTCATAAGAACCTCTTCTAAATCCTGAGAAACCTAAATTTAATGCCATATCTTCGTCGTTGTCGAATACTCCATAAGAAGTACCTCCAGCTCCGTAAGAATTCATAGAAGCTAACATGTCATCAATCGCTAAACTAGTTGAACGGTTAACAAACATCATGTTTTCTTCAATAGCACCTTGATTATCAAACTCAGCTAAGATAGCATCAAACTCTGCTAAATCAGTAGCAGCATTAACACCAGTAATACCAGAAGTAACATTTCCTCTATCTGAAATAGCATCAAATAAACCTTGAGTACCAACGCCACTATCAGCGGCAGCTCCTAAACTAGTATCAACTACAGTTGAATTAGAACCAACAACGCTTTCTAGCATTGCCATTTCTAAGTAATCAGTAAATCTAGCTCTAGTGTCAGCTTCAGCTTTTAGGTACCATAAGTAACCTGATTCTCCGTCTTCAGCAGAAACTTCAACCCATCCAATTCTAGATGCATCAGATCCTGATACCTCGTAGTAATCTTTTAATATGATTGGTTTATTGCTAAAAGCTTTGAAAGATGGTTCGTTTGCTGGAGTACGTGAGTTAGCAGCAGCAAAATTACCATCATTATAAGATGTACCTTTTGCATACTCAGAACCTACAACTAATAATCTAGAAGCACTTGCTCCTGTAGCATGACCAGTTAAATCAGCTTTATCATAAGGTTCAACTTGTATAACAGCAGTATCAGCATCAGTTACTAAACATTGTGTAACTATACCAGCACTTGCAATAAGTACGATATCATTAGTTCTAACACCATGATCAGCAACAGTAAAACCGTCACCCACTATATTACCATCGATATCACTAATAACAGTAAACGTTCCGTTTGTAGAACCAGCAGTTATAACAGTACCAATTAATGAAATATGTAATCTTGATTGTTCAGACCAGACGACTTGATCAGACGTCATAGCCTCTTCTGCACCAACTTGAGATAAAAAACCTGAAATAGTTCTTTGACCGAACACTTCAGCTTCTTTTTCCATTAAGTCAGGCAGGTATTGTTGAGCCCACGTATTATCCGTGGTACCCGTAAAATCTAAGTAATTTGTTGATAATGTTTGCTTCTGTGAAGAAGGTACACTATTCAAATTACCACCCGCAGTAATTGCCATAATATATTTTTTTTAAATTGTTAATTAATTTTTCTTTCTAATTTTAAAGGATCTATTTTTCATATCAGAAGTATTATCGCCCAAGACTCTATATTTAAATCCTCCAACTTGTGTTTCGCCGTGCGTTTTTCTTGGATCAATATCAATATTTTTATCTTTAGCAACTCTATCTTTTATAGCATCAGCTTTTCCTTGTTCATAGAAATGCTTAGCTACAGCATCTGAGTTCATAGCTGTAAATAGAGATTTGTGATAACCCTTAGCGTCATTAATGTTTACTTTATCATCGCCAACAAACTTGTTAACAAAATTATTAAGATCGCTTTGTGTTGTTTTCACTTTGTCAACATCTTTAACATTAAACCTAAATTTTTTATCTCCAACTTGATAATCAAAACCTTTGAAATCGCTATTGAAAACATTGTCAGTTTTCTTTAAAAATGCATCTTGTTGTTTTTTATTTCTTTTTACTTGCTGTTCATTATCCTTATTGTATCTATTAAAAAAATTAATAGCTTTTTGTTGTTCTTGGGTCAACTTTGACCCAGCTTTAATTTCTTTATAGTATTTAGACTTTTGCCCGTCTAAGTGGCTTCTAGCCTCGGCAACTTGCTCTTTAAGGGCTATTTTCTTTTTACGTATCTCTTTAACATCATCTACTTCTTCATCGTAACTAAACTTATCTTCTAATAAAAAGTTTCTTTCTTCAGCTGTTAAATGGGATTTCGTTTTTCTATAGTATTCATCTAACACATCGGAATCATCCATCTTAGATATATCTCTATTTAAACTTACGTAGTCATTTAAATCACCACCGGTTTCATTCATGAAATCAGCAACTTTTTGTAATTGTTCTGGTAGTGGCTCACCAGCTGCTTCAGCTTCAGCTATAGCTTCTTCAACTTCTTCTTGAACCTCTTCAATATCTTGCTCAGTAACTTCTTGAACAATTGGTTGTTCTATTGCTTCTTCACTATCTTCTTTAGGTTCTTCATTGACTACGACCACCTCTTGTTCTTCAACGGGTTGTTGTTCAACCTTTTCGCTTTTAGATTCTTGTGGTTTACTTAAATCTACTTTCAAAATACTATCATCTCCAGCACTTTTAAATTTAGATTCATCTATTTTTTGCTCAACCTTTTCTTCAATAGGTTGTTCAATTTTTTTATCAGTTGTTTCTTCAACAACCTCTTTTTTGTTTTTCTTTGCCATAATAAAATTTTATAAAATATTAAATATTAAAGACCAAATTTTTCCATATTTGCTCCCCCTGTAAGTATATCATTACCTGATGATTCAAACTTATTAATCGAATCACCCTTACTTTTTTGATCTTGCAACTTATATTTGTGTTCAGCCTCTTTATCAATTCTTTGATCTTTTCTATCTTCTTTAATCATATCCTTTATAGTGCCAGCGTCAGTTTCAGCGCTTCTCATTTGAGAATTTAATTGAAACTCAAAGGCCATTAATTCTTTTTTAACTTTAGCTTCTTGATTTAAATACTGAATTTTAAGTTGATTTTTTGTTTGTTCAAGTTGAGTTTCGGTTTGAGCTTTAGCTTGATTTTTTTGTATTTCCGCTTGAGCTGCTGCTTGTTGTTGTTGAGCGTTTGCGTCAGCTTGAGCTTTCATGTTTTGTTGTTGCATCATTTGATCTCGACTTGCTTTTTGTTTTCTTTTAAGCTTAAGTAACTGATTAGCTAGTTTTAAGTTTCTAGTTTCTCTTATATCAATAGCGTCATCTAAATCTATCATTTTTTGCCCAATAGCAACTTGAATGTTATTTTCTAACATTGCTTTCTCTTCTTCATCTGGTAATAATTCTATAAATATACCAAAATCATGAAGATGTAAGTTTTTCATTTCATCTAAAGTAGCAACGTTATGAGCACCTATAGCTTGAATAAAAGCATTTTTTGTTGGAGAGTATTCTATTATATCTGCTATTCTTAAAGATAAACACTCTGCGGCTTCAGCGGTTAAAAACAGCATTGATTGCAGTATGTGTCTGGTAGCAGTATTAGAATTAGCTGCTGCTAGTTTTTGTACACCAACTAGTGCTTTTTCATCTGGCATACTACCATCTCTTGCTTCATTTAACCCAGTTACATCCCTTATCATTTGTAGATAGTAGTTGTAAGTTTGAATTAATGCTTGAATTTTTCCACCACTAA